GTGGACGAATACTATAATGCGGAAAAAACAACAGAGCAACACGCCTTAGAGGTTCAAAGACTGATTAAAAAATGGGATATAGACTATATCTTTATTGACTCCGCAGCGCAGCAAACAAGATTTGACTTTGCTCAACAGTATGACATATCAACCACAAATGCAAAGAAGTCTGTACTTGATGGAATCGCGCACGTAGAAGCAATCGTAGATAATGACAGATTACTTATAGATCAGCACTGTAAAGAAAGCTTAGCGTGTCTCGACCAATATCAATGGGACCCCAATCCAAATTTAGCCCGGGAAAAGCCAAAACATAATATGGCATCTCATATGGCAGATGCTTTGCGATATGCTCTGTATTCTTTTGAAACGGGGTCTACGAGTTTTTAATGATACCTGTAAAAAATAACCTTTGACATTTTAACCTTTGCAAGATATAATTCTGGTATAAATTTATGAAAAAGCCAATAAGAAGAAACAGCAAGCACTTAAAACGAGACCCAGTAAAGTACATAAGAGATAAAGCAAAGTCTTGCTACGAAAAAGGCGAAGAGTGCTACATCTGTGGTAAAAGCGAAAATTTAGACTTTCACCATTTTTATAGTCTTAGTCCTCTTTTAGACTCTTGGCTTCGAGATAAGCAAAAAGTTCGTCCTGCACACTATACTGACGAATACATAGTAATTTGGAGAGATGAATTTATAGAGGAAAATTGGGCAGAGTTATACGAGCATACTGTAACTTTATGTCACAATCACCACTTACAGCTTCATTCAGTATACGGACGTAACCCTTCTTTAGTAACTGCACAAAAACAGAAAAGATGGGTAGAGATTCAGAGAGACAAACATGGCATGGTATAAATTTGGTTTTGGTAAGAAGGATGACGTTGAAGAAAAACTGAATCCGATTCAACCATACTATGAAAGAACTACTGAGCCTTCTCGTGAGTACACTTATAGCTACGAAAAAGCATACGAAGATTTAGAGATTGTAAATCGCGGTGTAAATATAATTGTAGATGATTGTGCAGAGATTGATATTATTGTTCGGGATCAATCAAAAGTTCCTGGTGTTGTAAAAGGGTTAAAAGGTAGTAAAATACATACTATTTTAAATAAAGAGCCTAATCCTTTTCAAGACATTTCTTCTTTTCGGCGCAATCTTTTTACTGATTATTTGCTTGATGGAAACATCTTTATCTACTTCGATGGAGTACATCTTTATCATTTGCCAGCAAGTAAGATGACGATTCATGCTAGTAAGACAACTTTTGTAGATTATTACTCTTTTGATGGTTCTTCTCAGAAGTTTTCTCCAAGTGAGATTATTCATGTTAAGGAAAACTCTTTTTACTCTATCTATCGTGGAGTTTCTAGATTAAAGCCTGCTCTTCGTACAATGATTCTTATGAAGAGCATGAGAGACTTTCAGGATAACTTTTTTAAGAATGGAGCAGTTCCAGGACTTGTACTTAAATCTCCAAATACTCTTTCAGAAAAAATTAAAGAGAGAATGATTCAGTCTTGGCAAGCTCGTTATCGTCCAGATGCAGGAGGCAAAAGACCCCTTATCTTGGATGGAGGTATTGAAGTCGACAGCGTATCAAAAGTAAACTTTAGAGAGCTGGACTTTCAAGCAGCAATTTCAGAAAATGAAAAAATTATATTAAAGGCTTTAGGTATTCCTCCAATTATGTTGGATTCTGGAAATAACGCAAACATTCGACCAAATATGAGAATGTATTATCTAGAAACAGTATTACCTATAGTTAAAAAACTAACTATTGCGTTTGAGAGGTATTTTGGATTTGAGTTGGGAGAAGATATTACAGATATTCCAGCTCTTCAACCAGAGTTACGAGACCAATCAGCGTTTTATACTTCCTTGGTAAATGCGGGAATTATTACCCCCAATGAAGCACGAGTAGCTATGAACTTTGATGAGTTACCCGATGCTGATGAAATTAGAGTCCCTGCAAATATTGCAGGCAGTGCAGTAGACCCAAACCAAGGGGGAAGACCTGTAGAGGAAGGAGAACAATAAATGGCAGTACGACAAAAAGCAAAGGTTCTAGAAATAGCACATGGGCATTTCAAAGACTTCGGTCTACCTTTAGACATTGAATATAAGTCATATGTTAATATTGTAGGGTCTAATGAGGCACTTCACGCTATTAGCATAAAGAGAAGTTTTAAGGCGTGGAAATATCTTTTACACGCTCTTAAATTGAAGCACCCTGAATTGGCTGCTACTCCGGAACCCGCTCCGAAACCCGCTCCGAAACCCAAGGCTAAGAAAGATCCCTTGGCAGCTTTGAGCGAGCCTGCTTCGGCAGAAAAAATGAGTGATGATGATGAATAAGATTTTTAATCTTACATCTACCTTTAAAGCTCTAGAAGAAGACGAGGGCAGTGTTCATATTTGCGGTATGGCAAGTACATCAGACTTCGATCGCGCAGGCGATAGTATTTCTGTAGAAGCATGGACAAAAGGTGGATTAGCAAATTTTGAAAAGAATCCTATCATTCTTTTTAATCATGACTACAACCATCCGATTGGTAGAGCAACTGGTCTTAAAGTAACAGATAAAGGTCTGGAACTTAAAGCCAAAATTTCAAAAAGTGCTAAAGTACCTTCTGGTGCTGTGGCCGACCTCGTTAAAGACGGTGTCCTTGGAGCCTTTTCTGTTGGTTTCCGAGTCAAGGATGCTGATTATATTACGGAAACTGACGGATTAAAGATTAAGGACGCTGAATTGTTTGAGGTATCTGTTGTATCGGTACCTTGTAATCAAGCAGCAACTTTTTCATTGGCTAAATCTTTTAATTCTATGGAAGAATATGAAGATTTTAAGAAACAATTTATTAACAGTGTAGATCTAGCCGGTCAGTCTCTGGCTAAGGACGAAGTTAAAACTTCTAGCGTAGCTAGTGACACACCGGAAAGGGACGAAAACGTCCAAAAGGAGATCAAAATGTCGGAAGAGAATAAAACTCCCGAAATCGACCTGGAAGCATTCGCTAAGAAAGTAGCTGAAGAAACTGCTGCTAAGATTGCAATGAAGCAGGCCGAAGAAAAAGCTGCTGCTGAGAAAGCAGCTCAAGAAGCAGAAGAGAAGGCTCAAGCAGAAGCAGAAGCTAAAGCCGCTCAGGAAGAAGAAGTTAAGTCAGCTATTAAAGTTGGTGTTGAATCAGGCGCAGAGCGTTTGGTTGCTGACGTTGAAGCAAAACTGGCAGAGAAAGATGCTTCTGTTGAAGAAGTGCTTGCCAAGTATAAGGCTGACCTTGAAGAGAAGAGCGAAGAGCTTGCAAAAATGCGTGAATCTAAGCGCGTATTTGCTGATCGTTCTGATCGTGGCGACCTCTCTAAGTGGGGTAAGGACTTTATGTACGGACACCTTCTTGGTGTAATGACTGGCAAGGGCTGGGACACTGCTTACTCTCGTAATCTGATGGAGAAGGCAGGTATCAACTACACAGCTAACGCTGGTGATATCGCTCAAGAAGTTTCTACTCAAATTGAGAAGGAAATCATGCTCGAGCTTAAGCTTGCCCAAGCTTTCCGTGAAATCACCATCAACTCTCAGACTCAGGTTCTGCCGATTCAAACTGACGCAGGTCCTGCAGCTTGGGGTTCTAACACTGATACTGCTGGTAACTTGGAGAACCGTCCAGAAGTTACTAACGCTCAGTACAATGCTAAGCAAGTAATCCTGAAAGCCACTCGATTGATTTCGACCACTTTCATGGACAACAACATTGACGAAGAAGTTCTTGTTAACTTGATGCCAATGCTTGTTGAGTCTGTCGCACGTGCTCACGCTCGCGCTGTAGACAATGCTATCCTGAATGGTACTTCTGGCGGTAACGAAGCATTCGATGGTTTGGAAGCTCTTGCAGGTTCTAATGCCTATGCAACTGATGTTGCTGCTGCCGGTACTGGTGCTGTTACTGCGTCTGACTTCCTTGAAGCTCGTAAGCTGATGGGTAAGTATGGCATGATGCCTGAAGATCTGGTATATGTTGTATCACAGAAGCGTTACTACGACCTGATTGCTGATGCTGGCTTCGCCGACATTACTGATGTAGGTTCAGACGTTGCAACCAAGATCACTGGTTCAGTTGGTGCTATCTACGGTACTCCTGTAGTAGTATCTGACCAGCTCGAATCAGAAGGTGCAAGCGCATCTATGGGTTACGCCGTTAACGTTCGTAACCACGTAATTCCTCGACTCCGCGGTGTATCCGTAGAGCAAGATTACGAAGTACTGAACCAGCGTCGAGTAATCGTTGCTAGCCAATCTCTTGGCTTCAACCAGCTCGTTGCTAATAACGGTACTACCGACGTATCTGTTGTTAAGGTTACCCAAGCGGCATCTTAATATACTTTTACAAACTGGGGAGGTTCGCCTCCCCAAGTTTTTACTAATTGACTTATGGCAGATTTAATTACATTAGAAGACTATAAAGATTCTAAAAACTTGTTAAGTGTCAAAGACGATGCTCGTCTAACTACGCTTATTGAATCCGTAAGTCAATTAGTAAAAACTTATTGTGGTAACTCAATTATTGATTACTACTCTACAAACAAAGTAGAAACTTTTAATATTAATTGGAATACTCATATTGTTCAACTTACTGAAAGTCCTTTAAATTCAGTAGTATCCGTAGAAACTCGAGATTCTGTTACTGATACATATACTACAATGAGTACTGATGACTATTATGTAGACACAGCAACAGATAGTATTTTTCGGGTTTCGGGTAATGGTTACAGAAACTGGCCTCGGGGAGCGGGGTCGGTAAAAGTTACATACACTGCAGGAT